TTCGTACATCTTGAACTGGGCCGACTGGGCTTCGAGTTGCGTGGCGACATCGTCGGACACGGTGAGCGTGTCGCCTGGCTGCACGACGAGGTCCACCTTGCCGGGCGACCGGGCGTCGTAGCGGATGGTCCGAAGACCGGGGATGACTGGATTCATTGCGACTCCCATCGTTCGACGAGCTCATATGGCGAGCCTTCGTCTTGGTGGTTCGGAAAGAACGGGCGGAACCCGTCAACGGTGAAAAACTCGCCCGCCTCATGCAGTTCGCAGAGCAGGACTTTGTCAAACACCCACCGAACCGACTCCCGTACGGTCATCGGTTCGGCAGGCATCTCAAACATGTGCTGCGTCAAGCGGTCGCGGCTCGGGTTGCCCGAGTCCGGCGTCGATGCATAGACGCATAGGTAGCGGCTTAATGGCCCGCCGATCTTGAATGACCAGCCCGGCTTGTAGGCCAGGCCGGTCACATCAAGATTCATCAGGTCACGGCGTGACGTTGTACGAGATGGCGGTGTCGTCGTTCGCGGCGGTGCCTCCGATGTGCTGGAAGTCCTCACGCATGAACGCGACAGCGACACGTTGGAACGTCTCGGCGTAGAGCACGTCCGACGTTTCAACGTCGATCGCCATGCGTTGGCCGATAGCCCACTCGTTGCGGTTGACGCACAGGTTGTACGTCTTCGTTGCTGTGATGCCGTCGTCGACGCCGGTCGCGTTCAGATCCTCTCGGACGTGCTCGGACACGATCACCGGGACACCGCCGACCGAACCGATCTGACCGTTGAGAATCGTGGCGTTCGGCCCGAACTTGTCGACGGTGAGCAGGTTCGCATCACCGAGCAGGCTGTGGACTGCCGAAACACCAACGATGTAGGCCAGTTCGGCTGGGTTGACACCCCACTTACCCATACCCTTACGGAGCAGCAACAGGTTTGCAACGGAGGTTGTCGTGGCCGTGACGAGTGTCTGAGCAAGTGCTTTCTTGCGGAGCCCGTCCCACGAACTGGATGCGTGCGTCGCTCCCGCTGCCTGGGTGTCGGTGTCCTGGTGCGTGCCGTCGGTGTCGCCGTCGAGAATTGCTTTCTCTTCAGCATCAACGAACGCTTGCACAAGCTTGCGCTGCTGGTAGCCAGCGATGGCGATGGCTGAATCAGCATCGAGTGAACGGGACCACAAAGTGCGAGCGCCGAGGATCTCCGCGTCGAACGTCGCGGCGAGGGTGCCAGCGGTCGATGCCGTGACCTTCGATGCGGTGTCGCCGGTCGGCTCAGCCACACGGTAGGCAGTGAGGTCGCCGCCTTCGATCGGCCATTTCCAGGGGTTCGATGGGGTGTTGACTCGCTGGAACAGTGCCGCGACCTTGCCTGATGCCCGAACTGCTTCGTGCAGGTTGGCACCAATGCCGGTTGGCACCCAGGCAGCGCCTTCGCCGGCCGTGTCAACGTCCATTGCACGAAGAACGTGGTCCCATCGATCCTGGTACTGCGGAAGGCTGCGGGCAATCTGGAAGCCCTTGGCGCTTGAGTTGGCGTCCTTGTCGACCATCATGCCGACGAGCGCCATCTCCGCTACGGTGCTCTGGAAGTTGCGAATCGCGTCACGGTGCTCTGGTCGGAACTGGTTAATGCGTGGTGCGGCCGTGCCCGTGTCGTTCGGGTTCGAGCGGACGATGACCTGCTCGACGGGAACGTTGGCGGCGCCATCAGTGGCGCGCACCGTGTCGGCTGTCGACCAAAGCAGGTCGTCAAGGTTGCGGGTCACGTCTGCGCCGACGCTCGCGGAACCGCGGACGTTGATATTCGGCACCGGCAGCGAGCGGCGGGCCTCTTGTTCCTGCGAGCGGACAGCGTCGTCCTCGACGCCGGTAGCGGAGCGGATCAGTTCGTCGAATCCGCCTTCGCCCTCAACAGAGCGAACGAGGTCGTCATGGCTGGTGCGCTCTTCGTCGGTCAGCGCGCGGTCGTCGTCATCCTTCGCTGTGCGGAGGATGTCGTCGATCTGGTCGAGCACGCGGGCGCGCTCATCACGGAGTTCTTGTGCGGTCTTCATGGTTCCTTCTTTCGAGGAGAGTTCAGCGGCGACGCCGGGCGGCGTTCCGCATGGAAAGGGTTTCTGTGTTCATCCCGTCCACTGGCTCCCGGTCGGAGGTGTCAACGGTGTTCGGTGCGGGCGGCTGGCCGTCATCGACTGACGCCACGGGGGCGGGGTCGAGGGGGGTGCTTTCCGCTATGAGCGCTGCCAGTTCCCGGCGCTCGTCGGGGGTCATCTCGCCGAGTTGTTCGGCGAGCATCTGGGATCGGATGGCGACGAGTTCGGCGCCAGAGTTCGCGGGGAACGGTGCGGGCCCGTAGTCCTTGAGTCCGAGCGCAACACGGCGTTTGACCGTGCGGCCGGACCGCATCACGTCAGGTGCCGACTTGTAGATCGGGCCACGGAAAGAGTGAAACTTGATCGAGCCTTCGTTGTAGCCGTCGAGGATCTCGTCAGCAAGGTCGTTGTTCGCCATGCGGGTCACCGTGATGAGCCCTTTGGCTTCGGGGCGAATATCGATCGCTGTGCCGTAGGGCATCGAGAACCGTTCCGACGGCGTCGACCACACAGTCATGCCGTGGTTGAACAGGGCGGCGACGTGCCTGAATCCTCGACCGAGCTCGCGGTTGAACGCTGAACGATCGATCTCTTCGTCGTAGTCGCCGTACTGATCGACGACCGGGTACGGGTTGCCGAACGTCGCCACATAGGCGGTGACGGTTCGCTTGTCCGTTGAAACATCAAGGTCGATCAGCGGTGCTGACCGCTCAATGATCGGAAAATCTGCGCGCTTCATGTCGTCTCCTCTTCGTCCGTCGTGTCTGCCTCACCAACAGGCGTCATGTTCAGTGGTGACAACACCACGTCACCGCCGTCGACTGGTGCGAGGTTCTCGACGCGGCGGGCTTCGTTCACGGTGCGCCACGGGCCACCCGTCGATGCGGAGTGCGCCTGGTAACGAGACTTCGTATCGCCACGCAAACGGCCCTCAAGTTGGAACTCACTGAACGTGCCGAGTGTCGTCAAGTCGCGGTCGAAGTTGACGTGGGCCTCGATTCGCTCACACCATGGCTGAACGCCATCAGTGATGGCCTCGATCGACTGGTGCTCAATGTTCGAGAACGTCGCCCGGCTCAAGTCGTACAGCTTGTGCGGCGGCAGGCGAAGCAAGCGGGCCACCTCGGTCACGCCGTACTGGCGGGATTCGAGAAGCTGGGTTGATGCCGCATCAAGTGACACACGCTTGTACTCGGCACCCTTCGACAGCACACCGGTTCGATGCGAGTTCAGTAGCCCTTTGTGGAAATCGTCCCACTCGGCCGACAGGCTCGCTGCTTCGTCTGTCGACATGGCGTGAGCAACGGAGATGATGCCGCCAACGTGGGTGTTGTTCGAGAAGAAATAGCCGGCGTAATCGTCGGTTGCTGCGGTCGCGCCGAGAACGTCGGAGCCGTACTGAATCGGGTTTAAACCGAACCGACCGTCGTAGGTGAGGCCTGGAATGTGGAAGATGTCCCGAGAGCTGTAAAGCATCTCGGAACGGTCAACAGCGAACGCTTGTGCCGTCCGGCGCCTGGCCGCCCGTCACGCGATCAGGGTGGAGCTCGCGCATACCGACGACTTGGCCGGCAGGGTTGCGGAGCTTGAAGTTGTATGAGTTGCCCTTGTGGAGCAGCGACATCATCCACATCTCAACGAGCCCATACCAGGGCTGCTCAACGTCGGGCTGCTCCTTCCACGGAGCGTCAGCGCGGCGGCTGCGTTGCCCGGCCGTTTCCGAGTACCGGTGAAACGGAAGACCCGCGACCGTTTCCGACAAGTAGCGCACGCCGGAATACCACGCTGAGATACCGAGCGCCCGTTGCGCCGACACCGAAACACCCGACTTCGAGGTCGACGAATTGCCGTTCGCTAGAAGGCGATCGAACTCCCGCATCGTCACCGGGTCAGCGGAACGGATCACTTCACGTCGCGTTGCGACGCGGTCAGCCAGCATCGGCGACCTCGACCGAGTCCAACTTGTCGCCAATCACATCAGAGAACCCCACAGCAACAGCCGCATAAGCCCAACGGGCAGCGAGCCACAAAGCGCCGACAGCGAAGCCGACGACGTAGAACGGAAGCGCAACAATCGAGAGCAGCAAACGAACGACACGTATCTCGGCGGAACGATCAGCAACACGATCAACGAACGAAGAATCAGTCATCGGGAACCTCCAATCACCATCGACACGAACGTGTCTTCGGGCTCAACTTCGGCGCCGAGCCGACCGACGCACATCGTGATTCCGGTCAACGGCGAAATGTCACCCGACGTCGAACGGCGCGACCACGTCACACCGCCATCGCTGTACGGCTTGGTCTGCGCCAACTCAAGAGCACGCCGCAACGCCGGCGAGCCCATGTGGCGAATCAACGGCGACACGCCGCGGGTCGCATCAATCAGCTTCGACGTTGCCGCAGCCTGCTCACCAGGCTTCATCACATCAGCAACACCGCCAGCCGCAACAATGTCGGACTCGAGCGCAGCAGCTTCCGAACAGATCACGTTCGTGTCGAGCTTGGCAGCAGCCTCAACAGAGAACGAGACCGCTCGGCCCTTGTCGGGGAATGACTTGACGATCTCAACATGCAGTAGACCGTCAGCGCGTTCACCAGCGAGACAGATCGTGAACCATGAGCGTTCAGGGTTCGTGTCGATCGCGACCTTGCATCGCTTCGGCGTCGGGCTTGGAATCCTTGTCGACGAGCCCGCCGTCTTCAATCTTCGACGACCAGCGCTTCAAATCAATCGGGCCACCACCGGACTCACCAGGCTCGGGAGCCCAAATGCCGAGATGCTCCTGCCCGAACGCCACGGGACCGAGACGCCACAGCTCCTCTTCGAGAAACGCCATGCCTTGTCCGCGGCCAGCGTGGATCGCCGGGTTGACCGTGCGCCACACTTCGCGGTCTTCGATATCTGGCGCCTCTTGCTTGACCTTGCCGGACTCGTCGAGCCAAACCTTCTCGGCCGTGTGCCCGATGTAGCCGAACGAACCAGGATCAACAGCGAGTGCACGCTTGCGGATCGTCCACCACCACGAAGACTTACCGTCGAGGCCCGACGTGCCGAGAGCGTTCAACTGCGGATCGTCAGCAGCCATCAGCGTCGACGAGTTGGCCGAGAGCTGCTCGACCGTTGCGTGCTGCGCCTCATCGACCACGAGACGGTCGATCTTGTCGACACCACGACCGCCACCGCCAGTGCGAGTGCGATACCAGATCTGCCCACCGGTGGAGAGCTTGATCATCTGCTGGCCGGTGCCCCGCCAAATCTGACCACCCTCGGTCAAGTGGCGCAGATCCCTGTGGTCGAACAAGGCGAGCATCCGCTCTTGTGCCTGAGTTGCGAGCAACACCGCATCGTGAACCGTGTGAAGGATCGCTTCGTGCAGCTTGATGAGCCCCCAAAACTCGGGAACCTCGATCTCGTCGCCCTTGCCATTTTGTCGAGGCATCTCGCGGCCGGTCGTCATCGCCGCCCACGAACCATCGACCGTGCAGGCCATCATGACCTCGACGGCCAAGCGCTGCGTAGGGTCTAGCGACTTGCCCGAGTAGAACTCCCACAGCTCGATCGCTGCGTGCGCCTCATCCAGTCTTTCGGCGCCGGCGGGAAGAACCAGAAGTTGCGGTGCGGGTTGCGCGGTAAGAGTCCAGTTGCTCAACCTTCGCCTCCCCAGTCGGTGCAGCCAACACAGCCATCATGCGGCGAATCATCTTGCGTTCCTGAGCAACAGCAGCAGCACCAGAACCCGACGCCAAACTCATCGCATCACCAAGCAGTTCGTAATCCGCCTCAAGATCAGCAACACGATCAATCGACACGCCATCAGCCATGACCCGACGAGTGCGAGCAAGCGACGCAGCATCACTGCCAGACGCCCGCGCCTCGGGGTCGGTGAGATCATCAATCACATGCTGAAGCTTCACGCCGAGAGCCGTGTAATCGTCAGC